AACAAGCTCAGTTAGATTTATTTGAAGATATTTTTTATCAATTCAATTATCAACTTAACAAAGAAAATATAAGACAGTCAGGCACAGGATATGCGGATATTAAAAAAGGATTAGTAGAAGTAATAGATATGTTTTCAGTTACCAAGCCTTTAACTACAGCTGCTAACAACACTTATCAAATGCCATCTGTAATAACAACAGGTTCTGATTTTTATTTTATAAACAAAATATTATGTTTTAAAGCTGATGGAGTAACGTATACAGGTGAAGCAGAAAGAGTTAGTCAGGGTAAAATAACATTACTAAACAATTCTTTATATACTGCACCTACTACAACATACCCTGCTTACACTACAGAAGGAAGTATATTAACAGTATTTCCTACATCAATTGTAGCGGCAAATCAAGTTCAGGCACAATACATTAGATATCCTGAAACACCTATTTGGACATATGTATCATTAGGTGCAGCACAACAACCGCAATTTAGTATTACAGCAAGTTATCAAGACTTTGAATTACCTTTAGATTACTTTCAAGATTTAGTAAATAAAATTTTACAATTTGCAGGAATGGAAATAAGAGAAACTGAAGTTGTACAATATGCTATAGGACAAGACCAAAAAGAAACTCAAGACGAACAATAATGGCTTATATAAATCAATATCAATATTATACAAATAATGAGACTACTCCACAAGATGAAAATTGGGGGTCATATCAATATATTAGTTTAGAAGATATAATTACTAATTTTTTATTAATGTATAATGGTAATCATTCTTTGGTTAATAATGAAGAAAGATATAAAGTATTGTTTCATGCAAAAAGAGCAATACAAGAATTAAACTACGATGCATTTAAAGAAGTTAAAGTATTAGAGCTTCAAATTAGTGATACCTTACGTTATGTATTACCATCTGATTATGTTAATTGGGTTCGTATCTCTTTGTCTTACAATGGTTTATTAAGACCATTAGTTGAAAACGTACAGATAAATAGTGCTAGTGCTTATTTACAAGATAATTCAGGTAATATATTGTTTGACCAAAATGGAAATATTTTAAAACCTGAAAATTCAGAGTTTACAAAAGAAAGATTACAAAACCACCAAAGAACACAATATTTAAATCAAAACGCTCCTTACAATGGATATTGGGGATGGGAAGTTGATGGAGCATGGTTTTTTGATATGGCTATAGGAACGTCATGGGGATTAAACACAGAAACAGCTAACGCTAATCCTACATTTCGTATAGACAAAAAAGCAGGAGTAATAAATTTTAGTTCTGCTATGAATGACAAATTAGCTATATTAGAATATATATCTGATGGTATGGAAAATGGTGATGATTCACAAATTACTGTAAATAAAATGTTTGAAGATTATATGTATGCATATATAGAATATGCTATATTAAATAGTAAACTTGGTGTTCAAGAGTATGTAATTAAAAGAGCTCAAAAAAGAAAATCATCACTATTAAGAAATGCCAAGATTAGAGTAAGTAATATTCATCCGGGTCGCCTTATCCAAAATATGAGAGGTCAAGATAAATGGATAAAATAATATGGCAAATATACAAAAGAATTTTATACAAGGTAAAATGAATAAAAGCGTTGATGAACGCTTAATTCCTAATGGTCAATATATAGATGCTTTAAATGTTAGATTAGGTTCTACCGAAGCATCAGAAATTGGTTCAGTAGAAAACTCTAAAGGTAATACAAAAATTACAACACTTACTTTTAGTGGAACTGAATTAAGTGCAAATGCTAGGTGTATAGGTGCTTATGAGGATGGTTCTAATGAAACTATTTATTTTTTTGTACATGACCCTTCTTTTACTGTAGGAACGACAGGTAAACTTGATATGATAGTTTCGTTTGATGAACAAAACGATGTAACTACTTATCATGTTGTTTCAATGAAAGAGGGAGCAAGTGGTACAAATACTACTTTAAATTTTGATTCTAAATTTTTAATTCATTCTATAAATAAAGTTGAAGATTTATTGTTTTTTACAGACAATCTAAATCAACCTCGTTTTATTAATGTTAAAAGAAATTATCAAGAACCTTTTAGTAACATAGATGTAATTACAGCAGAGTCTTTATTAGTTATAAAAAAACCACCTGCAGCAAGTCCTGAATTTTCTTTGTTTACTTCACCTCAAGAAAATAATTATTTAGAAAACAAACTTGTTTGTTTTGCATATCGATATGAATATCAGGATGATGATTATTCAGCTACATCACAATGGTCAAAACCTGCGTTTTTACCTAAAACCTTTTCTATAGGTATTGATGATAAATTAAATAATGGTATGGAAAATGCTAGAAATGGCGTTTCTGTAACTTACAATACCGGTAGTTCTTTAGTAAAATCTATTGAAGTTTTATTTAAAGAGTCAAATAAAAATACTATAAACCTAATAGATAAATTTAGTAAAGAAGAAAATGGTTTTGTAGATAATCAAGATGTAACGTTTGAGTTTGATAGCAATCAAATTTTTACAATTTTAAATTCTGACCAACTTGGAAGATTATATGATGCTGTACCTTTAAAAGCAAAAACACAAACTTTAATGGGCAACAGATTAATTTATGGTAATTATATTGAGGGATATAATTTAACTTCATCTAATGGAGAACCTATTAATTTAGACTACACAACAACACTTGTAAGCAAAGCAATTGGATTAAGTGATGTAACTACTACATTATCAAACGGAACGTATACAATTGACACCACAGCAGGAACACAAACAATAACCGATTCAATTGTTAGTTTAGATTTAACTGATTTTGATTTAGTTGTTGGAGCTCAAATAACGTTTGATATAAGACTTGTACATGCTTCATTTACAGGAACTCCTGTTCCAAGTGAAACAGTAGCACAATTAGACTTATCATTTTCATTTACATTACCAACAAATTACAATACGCTTACTTCATTAGTAAATTCAACAGAATTTCAATCAGCAGTAGGTCCGGGTCAGCCAATAGCAACATCATGTAGTTTAGGAACAACTTGGACAGATGAATATAACTGTTTAATGCCTAACACTTTAAGTTCATTAACAGCTTATACTTCAGGAATAGGTTCAGTTACTTATCCTGCAGTTGGCGCAATGACAGCTACTGTTTCAGGAAATAGTATTATTGTACAAATTCCTGCTATGCAATGGGTGGATAATACAGCAGCACCAACCGTAACAATAACAGAATATTTTAGTATTCAAACTAGCGAAGCAACATTTCAAAAAATAAGCAATACAGAAAGTTTACATAGTAATAGAGATTATGCAGTTGGTATAGTATACATGGATGATTTTAATCGTTCATCTACAGCTTTACTAGCTCCTAATTCATCAGTTCATGTGCCATGTTCAGTTTCAGATTTTAAAAATAATATTGATATAGAAATACCAACAAATATGCTCCCTCCTTTTTGGTCAAAAAGATATAAGTTTGTTATAAAACCATCTGAAACTAGATACGAAACCATATATAGTAATTTGTTTATAAATGACCCTAATGCTTCAGGATATTGGTTTTTATTAGAAGGAGAAAATGTAGAAAAAATATCAGAAGGACAAAGACTTCAAGTTAAATCTGATACGTCAGGTGCGATTAATAATTGTGCTGTTGCTACAGTTTTAGAAAAAGTATCTCAGCCTGCAGGATTTATAAAGTTTGATTCTTCTTTTTCTTCTACTCAAGTAGATGCTCCGGCAGCAACTTATATGCGTATAGTTCCTAATGATTTTAATGTAGTGTTAGATGAAGGAGCTGTTGAATTTAAACAAGCTGAACAGTGTACAGATATTTCAGGAGACTCTCCTATGGCTGCATGTTTAATCAATCGATTGGATAGTTCATCATCTCAACCTTCCGGTTATTTATATAGTGATTATACTATTCCTGAAGGTAGTCGTATAAAACTATATTTTAGATTTAGACGTTTAGGAACAGGTGACGGTAACAAGAAATGTGAAAGAAGAATTTATGAATTAGATTTAGATTTAGTTTCTTCAGCAAACTATAATAATTTTCAAGAATGGTTTATTGGTGACAATATTGAATTAAGACTTGATGATGGTACATGGACAGGGGGAAGCACATCAGCAGGAAACCCTCCAACAAACACTTTATTAGGTAATCTTAACTCCGCTTTTAATGGTAGACCAACAGAAATTGAAGCGGGCATGAGTTATAATAATAGTATAACAACAAACTTTTTTAGATTTGTGAGAAGCGTTACAGACAATGGATTATGGTTATGTGCTACAGGTACAGAAAGTTGTTCAGGTATTGGACAACAAAGTAGAAGACGTTCGTGTTCTAAAATTGAAGTAACTGTATTTAGAAGTGAGGATACTATAGTTTTTGAAAGCGAACCACAAGAAAGTTTGCCTGATGTGTTTTATGAAGGAGACCAAAGTTATCCTATTATTTCAACTACAGGTTTGCATGGTGGTGGAACAAATGCACAAATTCTTGCAGGAAACAGAACACAAACCTCAGCAACTTCAGGTAAAATACAAACAACATTATTTAATTGTTATGCATTTGGTAACGGAGTAGAAAGTTTTAAAATATTAGATTCTATTGGAGGGCAAGAATTACAAGTTGGTAATAGAGTTACAACAACAGCTAATCAAGAATACCAAGAAGCACATAGATTTGCCGACTTAACTTATAGCGGTAGATATAGTGATTTTTCAAATATTAATAAACTAAATGAATTTAATTTTAGTTTAG